GGTTCGTACTCTGTCAGCACTCATTTGCCCTACGGTTATACGATTTGCTACTATTGCACCGTCCATAGTAATTCCGAGGTTAAGTTTATACACATTGCCGTTATCCCAAAAATCAATGGTTTTATCTTCTTCGGTACTGCTTGGTGCTGCTTCGCCGCCGTAATCCTCGGTATAGTGTCCCAATCCGTTTATGTTCCAAACCCAAAAATTCTCGGAGCGTTTGTAATTCCTGCTCGAAGATATAACAAGGGATTCGGAATGTCTGCCGCCTTCCGAGTCGGTCACGAGCGTTACATATCCGTTTATATGTTCCTGTAAAACTCGGTTTGCTGTCGACTTCGCATTTTGAAGAATCGAAGAGGGACTTTGCGGATCCAGTTCCGCCGTTGCCGCGCTTATCTCATGAGTGATAGACGTTGCCGATACAGATGTTCCCGCGATGGTCTTTTCAAGTGTGTATTCGGCACTGTCGGGTTTGTCAAGCTCTATGCTTAGCTCGGTTACTGTGAATAATGCATTCATCCCATGCGGTCGGGAAATGCACCTCACTCTGTCGAGAATACGTATCGGCTCCGCGCTTCCTGTCAAATATCTCATATCAACCGCAGAAATGCTTAAAGTCATTCTGTCGAATCGGTTATCCTTGATATACTCAAAGACTTTTTTCACCAGTGCTACAGAATCCTCAGCCTCGCTGAAATTAACAACCTGCTCTATTCTCCCGTATCTTTCCTTCAGTGAATAAAAATTGCCGTCCTCATCCTTCATATATACGTCGGCGTATGTTTTATCGGTCTCTATTTTGCAGGTAATTTCCGCATTTCCATTCTCATCATATTCAAGATATTCAACAATCGTTGTTGTGTCTGTCGATTCATTTGTGTTTACACGAATAAGCGGTTTTTCCGTTTCAACGCCGTTTACTTTTATTTTGATAGTTTCGAGCGTGATATAGCCATCGTCATCTTTTTTGTATTTATATACTACATCGCCGCTATCATCGGTTTTATCGTAATACACATACACTAAATCGCTTGTCGGGTCATCGGGGTCTTCATGCACCAAAGTTGTTTCATCCGCAAGCTCACTCGCGTCCGTGAACCATTTACCGCAGTCTGTGCAGTGATAATACTTTATACCTCCGGTTGATTTCGATTCGTATGCTAACTCATTTCCACAATCATCGCAGGTTCGCTTGTAATATCCGGTATCGGATTTTGCGATTTCGTTATCCAAAGGAATATCGCTTAACGTCACATATTTTGTAAATCCATCCTCCGAATCGGTTTCAAGAGTTTTACCCTTTGGGATAAGCACTGTTCCTACATCAGATAAATCCCAGTTTTTTGTGAAATCCAGAAGATTTTCACCAAATCGTATGGTCTGTGTATTTTCGTTGAACGTTGCTTCGTTCTTAACTATTTTGATGTATTTTTTGCCGTCTTGCTTTGCTATGACAAGATGACAATCGAATTCTTCTATGATGTTTGTGTTGATAGCGTCAAAAGTGTTGCAGAAATCCGTTATTATCTCCGGAAGCTCTTCATCATAGTTATATATCTCGGCTATTGATGTGTCAATGTGAAACTTATACCGCTCGTCGCTCTCTCCGTATTTCGCATTGTGATTGCTAAGCAATGACTCAAGAAACGAGCCCACCGTTGTACCCTTTTTATACTTCGTCTGCGGCTGAATCGAATCGCATAAATATGATAATTCCCCCTCGCAGGTGAGTATTCGATTGTTCCAGAAATCCATTTGCTCGGAAAGTATTCTTCCCGACCATATCGCTTCTTTATCGCGATATACAACGATCTCCGAAGTCATTCTTGTTAGCGTGTTATAGCCGGCATTGCCGGGAGGGAGGGTTATTTCAAGCGAACCGGAAGCATTATCTTTCAGTGTAAGCTTCACTAACGATGCCTTTCGGCTCTCTGTCGTCTGAATATCACTGTAAATAACGATGCCGTCGCCTTTTACTGTATACATACCTTATAACCTCCCTACTCTAAAGTCTATGGAAACCTTGCCTTTGCCTTTGAAATATATGCTGTACGGTGGTGTTTGTCCGTAAAACACAAAGTCCGGCATAAACGTTTCGCCTGCTTTTATATGCTGCGTTTCATCTATGCCTAAATATGAATTCACAAACCGAACATAAATTCCCGCCTTATTATCCGATTCATCCGTAAATATAATCGTCGGAGAAATCGGAACGGTGCCGAAATATGCGTTTGTATAAGAAGCATCGAAATCGGAAGACGGCAATTTTATTTCCGTGTACTCTTCGGTACTGTCAATTGAAATATTACTGCAAACCGCATCCCATATAACACCTGTTTCAAAGTTGAACGGATCCCAAAGCCAGTCGCTGATTGAAGATGATATATTCCATTTAAACGGATTGAGAGTGTAGTCCAGTGTTATTTCGGACCATGTATCACCCGAATTCCATCCTGACACCGAGAAGCGACCTGTATAAAAATATGTGGGATCGTCAGAGAGCACGGCATAAAGCCGTTGTCCGTGCAGAAATTCCATAATTTTGGAATACCTTTGCGCCCATGCGCTTGTATCATTTGAAATATAAACATACTTGCCGTTTTCTTCATAGTCATTCATGACCTTAAATGTGAAGCTGCCTTCACGATTTTCGTAAATCGGATAGCCTGTAAGCGACTCCGATAAATCTATGCTGCCGTTGCCGCCCGGTAAATCCGTATAATATGTTTTCGGTTCGGGCGGAGCAAACACGGGACGCTCCGAGGCAATAATATGCCAGTCGTCCCATGTGTTTACAAATTCAACGCTTTTACTTGAATCCGCCGATGCCAAAATATCCTCGGGCGATTTAAAAAAGCTTATTGTTTGAATCATCTTACGCCTCTCCTTGACATTCTTGATAAATTACCGAGTGCGCTGTCCATCCCCGGTGCAAGCGCACCGACAAGAACACCGCTGTCCATTACTATCTGCATTTGCGTCACCTTGTCGACCAAATCCGCAAAATCGCTCTTTAAGCTGTCTATGGCAGTTACCACGGAATCGTTCGATTGCGCGTTCGCGTTGGCAAGTCTTTCCGTAAACTCGTCCATACGCGAAGCCACGTTTGAACTGATGTCCATTCCGAGCCGTACGCTCCTGTTTGCTCCTATAAGCTCATTCGCATATGCGGTGCCCGATTCGATGTCGGACAAATCTATCACAGGTCGTATCGTTGGCACTGCCGATAAATCATCCTCGCTGATTTGAGCAATTCTGCTTATCGCATCGCTCATGACGGATATGGTATCATCGCCCATAGCGCTTACAGCTTCGCTTGCTTTCTCTGCGTAGCTGTCAATACCTACGATAAGACCCTCAACCATATATCTGCCTATCTCGGCAAATTTCTTTGAAGGTGAATTTGAATCTATTGACTTCTTTGTTTGAACATAACCGTCAAGACCCAATTCACGAAGCCGTTCCAAATATGACGGCGATGCTTCCTCTAAGCCTTGCATTATTCCGGTTACCATATTATAACCTATTTCAGGCATCATCTCTACCACTAAAGAATTTATCTCGCTAAGTTCTTCTTCGGTGTATTCCGGAAGCAAGCCAACTTCTTTTTTATAGTTTTCGGTAAGCTCCTGCATTTTCTCGTCTGTGCCGAGATTTATTTCGATTAAATGCTGCTGCCATGTATTATAGAGGTCATCGAGCTCCGCATTTGCCTCGGTTGTAAGCTGGTCTATTTGGTCGTCTGTTTCCTCACGCATTTCCGCAAGCTCGTCCGTTGCAGTATCCGTGGCAAGCTGCGACTTTTCTTCCCAAAGCTTTTCATACTGTGAAAGCTCCGTATCGGTCATGGCGTTCAAAGCCCTCACCTCTGCCACCGCAGAAGGCCCTAAGTCCTGAAGCTCTTCTATAAGCTCATCATCAAGCCCTCTGTCTGCAAGCGAGTTTATCTGATCCGCCCAATCCTCAAGCTCCGCATTTTGATCTTGAAGATTCTTTATAAGAGAAGAGCCCTTTACCGGATCTTTTTCCGAAACCTCGTCAAACAATCCGTAAGCTTTATAAAGCTCCTGAATACGAGAGTCAAGAGCGTCTTCATACGCTTCTTCAAGCTCTTCGATATCGTCTTCAAGCTGTTCATTAACTTCCTCACATTGCTCGTAATATTCGTCCTCGTAGTCC